GACTCCATGTCGCGCTTGAGCTCGAGGCCCTTCAGCATTTCCTGATAGGCGAGCTCGTTGTCGCGGCCGGCGTGGTCAACCGCCTGCTGCGTGCCCGAGACGCGCGCCACCTTGTCCGAGATCTGGCAGATATTGCCGAGACGGACGGTCGGAGTGGCGGCATCGGTCACGGCGTCGTCGCCTTCGAGAACGGCGTTCGCCGTATCGACGGCAGCCAGCGCCTGGGTCTGCCATTCGTGATTGACGGCAGTCGCCTTCTCGCGCTCGGCACCCGTCATGAACGGGGTGTCGGTCGGGTCGATGCGGTAGATCATGTCCGAGAGGTCTTCTCGGTTGCCGATCGCCTCATAGGTGGCGAACGTATTGGTAGGAAGTGCCATTGAGGTAAGTCCTTATGATGCCCGGCGGGATTGCAGCGCACGAAGCTGCTGCGCGACCCTGAGATCGCCGGTCTGTTCAAGTTTACGGGTGAGGGCTTGGACCTGTTCGGAGACGGCATTGCCTGCCGGCCGTGCAGTTCCTGGCTTGACCACGGGAGGAAGAGGCTTAGCAGCCACAGCCGTCTTGGCCTTCTGGATGTCCCGCAGCTTCAAGGAGTCGGCGAGGAGTCGCTGAATGCGGTGGTCGTAAATCGAGAGCTTCGATTTGCCGGACGCAAGATCGGCGAGTTCGCTGTCTTTGAAACCGAGTTCGGGAAGCAACTCAGAGGCGACACGCTGAACGAGGGCTCGCCCCTTGTCCTTGTCTACAAGCTCCGGGATGAACTCGGCCGCCTTTGCATTCTCCTCCTTGATGTGTTGCGTCCATTTGGAATGCTCGGCTTTCGACTTCTCTCCGTTGGCCCGCTCCATCTCCGCGTTGACAGCTGCCATCTTCTGCTGATGGGCCTGCCATTGCAGGTATCGAAACGGATCTTCAGCCGCCAGCTTGGTCACGTCTTCGACGGTTTTGATGTCGCCGAATGCGCCTGCGTTGGCTTCCTGAAGCGCCTGCATCAAGGCCGGTAGCTGGGCCTCGTACTGTTGTTTTACCTGTTCCGCCTTCTGACGCTCAGCCTCGATGGCCTTGCGCTGGTCAGCGATTTCGTTCTGACTTCGGCGGAACTCACGTTCCCGTTCCTGTTCGCGAGTGTGCAGGTATTCCTGCGTTTCGCGAGGCAAGGATTGGAAGCGCTCCTTCTCTGCCTGGGTCCAAGACCTCGGCGGCTCGATGGGCGGCAGTTCTGCCGGTTCGGCTGCTTCAGTCGGTTCGCCGGGAGCCGCGTCTTGCGGGTCGGCGTTGGCTTGCGCCAATTCGGGCTGCTCGACCGGATCAGCCTGGGGCTGCTCAACGGGAGCGGATTGTTCTTTCGGCTTGTGCCGGGCCTGCGCGAGGGCGCGTGCGGCCTGAGAGATGGAAAGGTCTGCGCCGGTATCTTGCGCTGGGGTGATGACGGCAATAGCTTCGCCGCCAGCAGGAGCGCCGGTTTCGTCGGTCAAGCGATGTTCCTTGTGTTACAGGATGCCGAAGCGCTTCTTGCGCTCAGCGGTTTCCGCAAGCTCTTTCAACTCAGCTTGCGCAATCTTGCCGTCACTGACGACCTTCTCGAGATGGTCGCGAACCTTGCCAACCACGTTGATCGCCAGGAACAGCTTTTCCCGTGCCGGCGTGTCGTCGATCTTGGTTGCCCGCCAGGCGGCGATATAAGCCTGCTCCAGCGAGGCGAACGCCTCGGCCAGTAGATCGTCCTCGATCAGCTTCTGAGCTCTGGCGGCCCTTGCGGTGGCCTTGGTGAGGGCGGATTCGTCAGACAACGCTGCGACCCATCTTCACGCGGACGATCGGACGCACTGCATAGCTCTGGCGATCGTCCCAATTACATCTGAAAACGATCGGCCTGCCGCGCAGGGTGCTGCGATACATCCCATTTTCAGGGATGTCTTCAGTTCCCTCCAACCATACCTTCATCGCCGACCATTCCTCATGAGAGAATTGCTTCGTCGGCAGATGTCCTGCAAACATCACTTGTCGCCCTTCGGCTTAGCCTTAACCGCGGCAGCGGTCGCCTCCAGCTTCTGCTCGTGCGCTTCCTGGCCTTGAACCACCTTGAACACGCCCGCTTCCATTTGCTGGCGGTGCTGCTCAGCCCTCATAGCCATGTCCTGCTGATGCATTTCCTTCTTCAATTGGAAATCCATCAACTTCAGCTCGCGCTCGAGCTCGAATTTCTGCTGCGCAAGCGCCATCTCGCCTTCAAGCTTGCGCTGCTCGGTCGCAATGTCGGCCTGAGCCTGAACGCTCTCAATTTGAGCCTTGCGCTCGTCGGCCTGCTTGGCGATCTCGGCATTCGCCATGATCTCATGGCCACGCATCTGAAGCTCTTTGTCCTTCATCTGCGCATCGGCCTGCACTTTGATCAGGGCAGGATCAGGCGACGGGGGCTGCGGCGGATGCAGCAACTGGCCGGTCTGCGGATCTTTCGCAGTCGGATCATCAAAGAACTTGTCGGGGTTCTTGTGCCCCATGATCTTGGTCAGCTCAGCCGCCGTGTTAAACAGCTTGTCGTCGCCAACTAGATGCGTCTTGCCGCCGAGCAGCAATTCCTTCTGGAAGTTCGCCAGCGCCATGGTCTGGGCAAACTGCTGAGCCTTGCCGCCCGAGCCAAGCCCGACGTTGATGGTCATGTCGTTGCGGGTCTTCCACTGGCGAGGATTGACCTGGACCCACGTATTCCGCAGACGAACGGTCTGTGCTTCCTGCCCGTGCTTCCTGATCGTGCCGTGCAGCAGCGAGAACATATCCCGCACGCCCTCGGCCATGATGCGCGCGATCAGCTTCATCCTCATCTGCGAAGCAGAGAAGACCTGGGCAACAGCCGTTGCACTCTGGTTTTGCAAGGCGTTGGCGTCGATCCCCTGCGACTGGTTCGACATGCCAGTGCGGGATTCGCGCGTCGCGTCGAGGTATTGCAGCGCGGGGTAAACGCTCGCCGTGATGTCCGGGACTACCTGCCAGTTAAGTCCGCCGGCAGTCTTAGTGCGGACAACGCCACCTGGGCGGCTGACCAGTAGATCATCCAGAGTGTTAGGACCGGCATGGGCTTCAACCACCTCGACGCGCGGGTTGTTATGCAGATAGAGGTTGTCGAGCGCGCCTCGCAATAGAGCCGTCTTAATGCGCTGGATATCCATAACCAAGTCGGCAACGGACCGGCCGAAGAACCTATGCGTGACCGGAACCGGCGTCGTCGTGGCGAACGGCATGGCGTCAAACGGAGTCACGCACTCCTTGCCATCCTTGCGCAGGATCTCGCCTTGATCGCCGCCCGTGATGACCTGATACAGGCACGGGCGCCCGTTGCCCTCGTAGTCCATCCGAACGTAATGCTCGGTGATCTTGACCAGACGGGCGGCCTTGTTCACGTCGCTCGAGTTGAAGTGCTCTTCGACGGTATCGCGAGATAGGGCCTCGATCTCGTTGGTGCCGTTATAGTCTCCGAGCGCCTTGATCTGCTGCTCGTCAAAGCCCTCCGCGATCAACTGCCCTTCGGTCTTGGTGACGACCTCATGGAAGCAGTAATTGCAATCCCGGATGTTGCGAGCGCCGCGCTCGATCCCGAACTCCTCGGGAGGCACGCCCATAACGCGGGCCTGGGCGAGCTTCTTTGTCGTGACCACCGTTACGTCGTGTGTTATAGTCAGTCCCGCCCCGGGGCTGGCGCCAGAAATAGCCGTTCGATCCGGCTGGGATGCGGGAGGTTCGAACCCTCCACCGGGAGCAAGCATCGCCGAAGGCGTCATGGCATCCATCAGACCGCCGCCCCGTCATTGACCGTATGCTCCACGATCTCCATCATGCCGTCAGATGCCGCAACATCCTGCGCCAGCAACGCGAACTGGTCATCAGACAGCCCGTAATAGGTCTCACGCTGCTCCTGCTCGGTCTCTTCCCACCAAACCTTGACGATGCCCACCTTGGACAGAAGCGCATCCTTGATGAAACTGTACAGCGTCATGAAACCGGGATTTTGCTGCATGAACACATGGTTCACGTAGTCGGTTTCTTGCTGCGCCGCCCCTTCGTCTTCAGGGCCGACAGGCTCGAAACGGACAACCTCGTCAGATCCCGCGAAGATGTCCATCAGTTGCGGCATCAGCCCTTCAATCGTATCCGCGACATCCGTTGACACGGCTTTGGACCGGCCTGGCTGCGCCGGCATGTCCTTTTCCATGTTGCCAAGGTAATAATCCATGGCATCGGAGCGCTCTTGAGCGAGCTCGGCAGCGCTCATGGCGGCAAGCGCATCTGACTTTTGAGCAGCCAACATCGCCTTGAGCTCGAGCGCGGCCATCTTAGCCATCAGGCATAGCCCTGGTTGGCGTAGCGGATCGGGCGATTGAAGTTCGCAGCCCTGCCCGGCTCCTCGTAGCAAATAGCCATCAAGCCGAGCGAGTCCGCAGCATGCGACGACCAATCATGATCAGGACCGAGACCAACATTGCGATTTTCGTCTTTCTTCTCGTGATAGAATCCCACGGCCTGTCGGCCCGCCTCTGTCGTTGCTTCGTTCCACCACATCTTGGGACCAAGCCGCCTCACGGCCTCGATCCGCATAGACGCGGCGCCCTTGCCCTGGTTCTTGACTGGGGGCTCAACCTTAAAACCGGCCTCGCGAAGATGATCTTCGTAGCGCTTGCCGGTGATATTGTTCTCGTTCACGCCGTCGTGCGGCAGATACAGGATTGCATCCTGATATCCGTTCTTACGCAGCCAGGCGGCGTGAGAGGCGAGCACTTGCCCAACCGCCTCGTAATAATCCAGGATCAGAATGCGATCCTCCACCCACTGGACAATCCAGATGGTGAAGGCGTCAGCGTTCGCTCCAGACCCGCCGATGTCGATG